AGAGCAATCGAGGTATAACACATTAAATTCAAACAACTTCCACAAAGTAAGCTGCTTCCTAAGTAAACACCATGGCTACCGCACGAGTGAGCAAAGAGAACATTGAGAAGCTTCTTGCTGGTGGTGAAGCAGATGTAGTGATTGAAGCTGAAGAAACTGCAGGATTCAACTTCAAAGAGTTTGTTTTGGCTAACAAAGCCATGAAAATGACGTTCAATAACGGTTACACAATTTTAAGGAACAGAGCAGGTATTTACAAAATGGTGAAAGCAGGCCAATTTAAATTCCAAGGCAATCCTATTATTGTTCCCAGTGCAACTGTAAGCGCTGGTCAAGATGATTGGACATTCAGGAGGTTGGAAGGCTTCATAAGAGCCAAAATGTTCATGGAACTGATTGCTGTGGAGAATGCAAGCGAGCAACAGAAAATGTATGAAAAACTTTGTGAGCTTCCAATGGTAAACGCATATGGTTTAAAACCTAGCCCTAAATTTGATGCAACTACAGCTAGAGTTATGCTAACACTAGGAGGCCCTCTCCCCTTGATGGCAAGTCTTGATAAGTTTGCTGCAACTGCGTTCCCATTGGCTTATTTCCAGAATGTAAAAAAAGAAGCTTTGGGAATAAGCAAATTTTCAACTTATGACCAGCTGGGCAAGATTGCCCGAGTTATGGCAACTAAAGAATTCACTTTCACTGGGGTCTCCAAAGACATTTTTGAAGAGACCATAAAGATTCTAAATGACTGTACTCCAGGGACTGCTGGTGCTGCTTCATTGAATAAGTTCAATGAGCAAATTAAAGCTCTTGAAAGTGCTTTTGGGAAAATTGTTGATGATAATGGTGCTGGGTCTTCAAAGCCTAAACCATCTTCCAAAAAGAATGATGCATTTTAATGAGTGCTTTTACTGGTTTTAAAAGCATTTTCTGCTATTACTCAGTATTATATAGTATTTAAGATTACTAAAGTACTTCTAGTCATTGTGTGTTTTATTACTTATATATATTTAAATATTTTATTTCAGTTTTTTGTGTGCCATATAGTTTATCAGCGTGTTTAAGTTTTATCTGTCTATCACATTTAATTATGTGTTTAAATATAATCAAGGGTGTTTAAATAAGTTTATGAAAAACCAAAAAAATCAAAAAACAAAAAACCAAAAACAACAAAAAACAAAAAAACCAAAAAAAGCCTACGGGCAAATTCTGGTTTTCTTACCAATAATTATATGGGTAAGGAAGTCAGAATTTGCCCGTAGGCTTTTTTTGGTTTTTGTTTTTTGGTTTTTTTGGTTTTTTTGCTTTTAGTTTTTCTTTTTGTTTTATCTTTTGGTTTATTTGTTTTATCTTATTTACTTAGTCTACATTATTCTATCTATTTATTTTATCTAAACTAGTACTCCTTTATTACTGACTTACATACCTTACTTTATTATTAAAAGATTCTTTAAAAATAGACAATACTCAAAAACACTTAAAACAACTTGCTTATGTATTTTTAAAAGTAGACAATACTCAAAAACAGTTAAAACAGCTTATTGATGTATGATAAAAGAACTACAATACTTAAATTATTTGAACAAGCAGTTCAAAGCTTACATGCTTACAATACGATAAACAAGATCTTATACTAATTATCACAGAATCTACCACTTTGATCACTGTAACTCCTCTACAGTGAAATGGCCTAACCCTCTGGATTCCTTCCAGCAAGATGGAGACGCAGAATCCAGGTAGGACAAAACAGAAACAGATAAGGGCAAAATTGCAAGAGTAGTAGATAAGAAGTAAACATTTCCATCAATATCCTCCTGGTAGTTGAATGTCCTACCTTCTATTTCTACTTTTCTCGGCAACAATTCTTTCTCATAAATTTTGTATACTATTACAGGTTTCTTCAAAACTTTAGATATCTTTAGAGCAAAATTTGTGTGCACAGAAAGTAGTTCATGCGCAATTATCTTGTTGTAGTTCGGATCAGTTGGTTTCTGTTCAACAATCCCAAAGCTAGCTCCAACCACTCTCCTGCAATCTGAATGGTCTTTTGGAAGCAGTGTTGAGATGTACTCTCCTGGCCTGCTTTGGGTGACAATTTTTAAGATCAATGTTGTCCTTTCATTGGATTTATCCATAACAGTTTTGGCATAGATGCATATATATTGACCTTTCCTTCCTTGATTAATTAAAAATGTTCTAGCTATGGCAGTTTCATTATATTCTCCTGGCAAAGAGATCCTAAATTGAGTTTTGAGGTCGGAAGTCAGATCTTGTTTGACTGCAAGAATAATCGATTTGTTGCAAGCAATGTTAGATGCTATTTCTATTGCTTTTATAGTGGAAGCTGATAAAAGTCTGTTTGTAGGCACCAGAGGGTTGTTCATGGATTTTTGCTTGACTGAAATCAGTGATGTTTTGTCCATATTCTCTTTCCAATAAGAAGTAGTTTTGCCCATCACTGAAAACCCATAATCTAGGCTGAACCCAGAAACATCAGCTATGAAAAAGTTCTTTCTCCTAGCTTCATTTATGAACCATTCGCTAGGATATATTTCATCTTTGGACAGATTTGAGCAAGCATAGAAATCAGATTCAGTCATTTTGCCTATACCATGACGCAACAGTTGTGTTGAAGGTTCAAATATCTGATTGTGCATCTGGAATTTTGTCTCATAATTTTTCACTGATGGTTTCTTAACAGTAATCTCCATGAAATGGTTGCAGAAGCTTATGTCCAGCCCAAGTTTGTCAAAAACATCATAATAGTGATGCTCATCAATAATCTCTGCTTCATTAGCTTTAATGTCTTCATTCCTCCCGAGATTACCAACACTGAATGCTGGCTTGATTCCAATAGTAGAATGCATAAAAACATCCATGAGAGTTTTTCCCTCACCAGAGAATATCCTATAGCAGTCGTTGCTAGAACGAGAGTCACAGGATATCCCATAGTTTGAGAAGAATTCCACTGCTGTTGTTTTGACGGTAGACATGGCTGAGATAGTATTGCTGCTTACTTTGTTTCAAGCTGTCAATGATTTTATGTTTATACGTCGATTGCTCT